CGAGCCAATGACGTCGGTGGACATACTGACCAGGGCGCAGGAGGCGAGGTAGTAAGTGGCGTCGGCGGTGACCATTTTCAGATCGAGCAATTGTTGGGGCATGGTAGTTTCGTGGAGCACGGCGAAGTCTTCGGCAGCCTGTGGCGTGGTGAAGACGCGGGTGGTGTTGAAACTGATTTCGGTTTTGCGGTTGAGCCGGTCCTGTTCCTGCTGTGCGTTGGCGCGGAAATAGATCAGATCCTGGATGATGCGGGATCCGTTGATGCGCAGGTTGGTCATGGGGATGCCGTCGGCAGTCCCAGCCAGCTCGAGCGTGCTGGTGGGACTGCCTCCGGCGGGCCATGTGGCGGTGATAACCATGTTTTAAACGTCTATTAAGCGACGGTGAAGGCGAATAGGGCGTTGGCCGCGCCGGTGGTCCAGGTGCGTTTGCTGCTGAATTCGATGGCGTCATGCCGGTGTTTGCTGACGTCATACATGAACCCGGCTTGTTTGGGTCCGGCGTTGTTGATGGTGACGCTGAGGGTTTTGGCGGCATTTCCGGTTCCGGCGATCACGAGGTTGGTGTTGCTTTTGCTGAGGCTCATGCCGGGCTGGACGACGTTGGCGCCCTGGGCGTTGAGCAAGGTCCAGACTTGGGCCTCGGTGAGGGAGCTGGGAGCAAACTTGGCAGTGGCGGTCATGCCTTTGAGCACAATGTCGGCGATGCCGAAGTCGTCGGCCATGATGTTTTCGGTCTGGTATGCAATGGTGACTTCGAAACCGGCCATGGAACCCATGGCTGCGTAAGGCGATGTGCCATAGCTTGCGGTGTAGATATCCGTCAGGATGATGGTTTCGTTGAAATTGGTGTCGGCGAAGGCAGAGTCGGCGATGGTTTCCCAGGCGGTGGTTCCGCTGGCGGCCACGGTGGGATCCCCGAGGCAGGTGAATGTGATATCGCCCAGGGCGGTGACGCCGGGTCCCAGATTCAGGACGGGGGCCTTGGTGAGGGCGGCACGGGGATAGGTGATGGTTTGGCCGGTGTTGCTGGCGCCACCGTAGCGGGTTTGGATGACGAGCGGCAAGTTGGTGGGGGTGAGGATGCTCTTGCCCACGGCGCTTACGCCATAAGGGAACATGGCGCTCATTCCTGCGGTGGAGAGCATGCCCACGGGGGTGCCGCTGATTTCCATGTATTGGGATTTGGCGCGTTCATCGATGATGCCGTGGTCGAGGCTCTCGATTTGGATGGTATCGCGTTTGTATTCCGACTTGATGCCGGATTTGAAGTAGTAGCTAAACCCGTTCCAGGTGACGATCGCTGGACCGGTGATGATGATGGGCTGAACGATGGAGGGTAATGACATGGTGTGTGGTCAGTTGAATTTTGTTATCAGGTGCTGGTGGATGCGATGTCGCTGGTTAAATATCCGGCAAGAAATGCCCTTGCCTTCAAGGTGAGCCCGGTGCCGACGCTGAAGGCGCCGGTGTAAAATGTGCCGTTGGTGGGTCCGGGATTGGTGCTATCCGTGGTGTAAAAGATGGCCGCCCCGGCGGTGCTGCAGGTGAGGGTGTAGGTTCCGGTGTTGGCGATGACGGGTGTGGCGATTTTGGGTGGAACGGTGCGGACACCGCCCATGGTTTTGAAATTGACCAGGTATGTGACGGTGCCTGAGTCGTTGTCTCGATCGAACAATTGAATGGTGGGTTTTTCCGGGACGATGGGGCCGTTGCTGAGGGTCGGGTAAAACTGGTGTAATGCCTGGCAAATGTTTTCGCAAATGTCCAAAGCGGTCAATCCGATGCCGTTGAGTCCATTGGCGAGGCTGGGGTTGACGCTGACTTGGACGCTGAACTTGATTTCGTCAAAGAACGGGCCGGGGACGTTGCCCCAGTTAGCGTTGGCGTCGGGTGAAATAACAATGATGATGGCGCCGACTTTCCCGGTGTCCGGCGTTTGAACACCCATGGCCTTGGCGTATTGATTGGCGAGATCGCCGATGTGTTCGGTGACGATCGGGATGCTAGCGAAGTAGGCGGTGGCGCCGAGCTGGGCGGCGATCTGAGATTGGATGCCTTCGATGACGCTGCTCACTGGGTTCCTTTCGCGGCTGCGCTGGCGCCTTTGAGCGCTTCGGCCAGGTATTCGGCATCATTGGGCAGAACCGTGGGATCGGGTTGTTGAGTGACGCTGCGTTTGAGGATGAACATAAACGGAGCGCGCTCGGGTCCCTGAACGGATTTGGTTCTTGCGTTGCCCTTTTTGGTTTTTTCGCCGGTTTTGATTTTGCCGAGGCTGTTGTTGACGGATTCGCCTTTCAGCGCCAGATAGGCGCCTTTGCCTTTGATGACCACAAGTTCCAGCGCATCGCCGAAATCGGCGGCGGTTTTGCCATAGGCACGGGGATCGATGGGGATGGTTAGAAACTTGGAATTGACGGCAGTGATGCGGCCACCTTTGAGGCGCTGGCGCATGCCGATCTTGTTGATGGCTATGACGACTCCGTCTGGGGTGATGCGACGGGTGGTGTTGCGAGCGGCGTCGGCGTAAAAGTTGACTGGATTTGCGCCCATCTTATTGTGGGGCAATTTCAGCAAATGATTTTGAGTGAGGCGAACACAGCGGTCTCCCACGAATGTGTTAATGCGGGTGGGGTTGATCCGGTTGACGAGATCGAGCGTGGCTTGGGTGGCGCCGTCTTTGATGTTGACTGAATACGCGATGCTCATGCGGCCTCCTGAGTTGGTGTGTTAAAGAGGCTGGTGATCTCCAAGGGATGAGCCTGGACAGGATCGCCTTCATCGATGAGACCCACTTCGACGCATTCGTCATAAGTGACGCCTTGTGTCCACATGCCACTGTTGAAGGCGAACGGTGGGTAAGGATTGCCGAGGGTGTCTTCGTAGCCGCCGGCGCCGCTGCCCAGGGAATCCCAGAGGGGTGATGCTTTGAGAGCGATCATGCGCCCGGTGTCATCCAGAACGCGGAGAGCGTCTTCATCACCAGACTCCTCGGCGGCGGCGCGGAATCGTTCGGGCCATGAATTCTCGGGATCCTCTTCGATCACGCCTTTGACCAGTTTTTCGCCTCGGGGGACCATGCGATCCTCGAATCGGACCAATTCCCAGGCGGGCATGCTATCGACGGCATGCTGGGATTCGTTGCCTTGGATGAAATGCCCGGCGCCCTGGGCGAGCATGGTGTTGGTTTTGATGACGAAATCGATGCGCTTATCGCTGCTCAGGTCCTTGATGGTGCCGCGTTCGTCTTCGTTGGGGGCGTAGCCGGAGTCGATCAGGAACTGGCGGAGCGATGCGCGGGCGGTGGCGGGGTTGAATCCGGTGGTGACGTTGCCTTCCGGGTTTGATTCGGTGACGCGATCGGGGCGTTGTTCGATGCCGGGATTTAACAGGCTTTCGATGACACCTTGGAGGTGGGTTAAATAATCCTCGTTGGTGGTGCGGGCGCTGAAAAGGGATTGGCGTCGGATCCCGGCATCGATGGCGCGGAGATCGGCGCTGGAAAGATCCGTGGGCATGACCTTTTTGGCAAGCATGTGTTGGACTGCTTCACTAAATGGCATGGGTGTTTCGATGTCCATGTTAGCTGATCACGGTCTTCGGGAATTCCACGTTGATGGCGATGTAAGTGAGCCCGCGGAGAATGATGGAGCATTCGAGTGGTTCGCCCGCGGTCAATCGGCGCGCGCCATGGCGCGCTGTAATACTCGAGGCGGGGGTGAACACCTCGATGCTGGCGCAACCTTTGGGTCCGATTTCGGCGCACAATTGCGCGTCTGCGATTTCTATGTAGCCACTGCTCATGAATTGGTTCCAGCTTTTGGCGATGCCTGAATAGCGTTTGAGTGAGTCTTGCGTCATAGGTGGCTTAAATCGTTCCGGCGGGTTTGGCGCGGGTTGACGTAGTCGGTTTTCTCGATCTGGCTGATGGGGCCGGAAAGCTGTTGAGTGGTGGCGACCGCGGGCAATTCGACCTTCAATTCTTTTTTGCTGATTTTTTCCAATGTATCCATGGCGCGTTCCCAGGCTTTTTGGCGTCCGTCGGTTTGCAGGGCTTTGAGCTGGGGGAACGCCAGGCAGATTTCCCAGCGGGCGATGGCGAGGACGTGCCCACGGATCATGTCGGGTATGGTGTCAGGAGCGTCGAGCTGGTTGCCGCCGCTGATGATGTAGCCGCGGGCGGAGTTGACGACATCCACAAGGATCCGTGAGATGACGGTGGTGGAACCTTGGATTAGTGCGATGGCGCTGGCTTCACCCGGGCTGAAACCGAGGTTGGTGATATCCGTTGGATCTATGGTTTGCCACATAAAAGTTTAAATTTGGGGTGACGAATCTGCTTGAGCCTCGATCTCAGGCCAATGAATCTTGATCACTCGCAGCCTTCCGTCGGGTAGTTCCATGAATGAGCAATCGATCACGTCACCGGCGGAAAGCTTGTCCTCGTTGGATGCGGACAGCTTTCCAAGGATTTCGTTTTTGTGAATGAAGATGTCGCGCTTCTCATTTTTGTCCGGGTGCAACAGGAATCCGAATCCGCGATCGGCGAGCCATGTTTTGACGATAAGCCTGGCGCGCTCGGTTAAACGTTGGCTGTTTGGTTGGGTTTTGTTCATTTGAAAACCCGTGGCGGGGGCTCCGCCACGGGATGGAGTTTTGATCTCTATTGAGAAGTCAGGACGCTAATGCTAACGGGATAATTGGTGGCGTTGTTGGTGTTCAGGTTAACGATGGAGCTGATGTAGAAGCCGCCAAGGCCGGTCAGGTTGGTGCCGCTGAAGTAGTAATAGTGGCGGTTGACGATGTTGGAACCGAACGTGACGTTGGTGATGGGGAACGTGGCGCCGGTGAATGCACCGTTGGTAGTGGCAGGGGTGTTGGTGGTTCCGTCGTAAACATATGTGAAGTTGTAAACGTTGGTGTTCAGGTTCGTGCCGGTGTTGGATTCGGTGATCCAGATGGTGTAGGGCTGCACCAAACCGAGGCCAGCCTGGATGTAGCCATGGGGCTGATACACCGAGCTGATGAATGTGTTGGTGGAGTTGGTGGCCACGGTGGTCGGGATACCCGTGAAGGTGAAAGGGTAAAGCGACTGGGCTTGAGCGTTGATCACCATGAAGGCGAGCAAGGCGATGAGGAAGAATTGAATTTTTTTCATGGTCGGATTTTTGTCGGTTTTCAGTTTGTTGATTGAGGGGCCGCGGCTTGAGGCTTTGGCCCCTCAATCGTTCATTGGTTAGCTCACGGTCCAGCGGCGGATGCCACCGGTGTAGGTGACAACGATCTTGGAGTAATGTTCCACGGTGATGGCAACGAGCTTGGCGCTGATTTGTTGCACGAATACACGGACAGGGCCACCGCCCTGATCGGCGTCGAAGCTGGAAAAGAATCGCTTCAGATTGCTGGGATCCTCGATGTCCACGCCATCCTGGGCATACCAGGCATAGACATTGGATCCGGTCAGTTCGGTTTTGGCGCTGGCGCTAGACTGGTAGCGTTCGCGGCTCACGTAGACCTTGTCCACCATTAAACGGGCGGCGAGTTGGTCAGGCGTGTAAGCGGCGATGTTACCGTATGCGGTCGCTGTGCCGGCGGTGTTTTCGTAAGCGATGTGACGGTTTTGGAAAGCCGTGTCGCCATACATAACGCGATTGGGTCGGATGCCGGAAACGCTCGCGGCCGCGATCAATGCCGTAAGGATGTCGTTGTCGGGGTTCGCGGTGGATCCAGTTGACCATGTGACGTTCTGGTTGACGGCGCCCGCTTGAAGGGCGACCAATGCGCGGCGTAGTTCGTTGCGATACAAACGGCGGAGGAGCTTTTCTACCTTCGCGTTTTGCCATACAACGGGAACGTTGTCCAAGTCAGCGATATAGGTGAGACCCTTATTGAGCGTGCGGTCGGTGACGTCCTGTGCCTGGTAATCCACACGCTTGAAATCGGAACCAATGGCGCGGATGTCATCGGTGACTTCAGACAGGAATTCTTCGGCGTTGACGGCTTTCTTCCATTCGAACCTGCGGCTGACGTTCACCGGGGGAGCGATGAAATTCAGGGTTGCCTGAATGTCGTTGGGATCTTTCCAACCCACGGCATAGTTGGTGAGGGGTTCGCTGTAGTAGGATTCCAGGAATCGGGAATCGTTGGCGAATAGGATCTGGCCTGCCTTGTAACCGCCGCCGGTATCGGGCATGGCGATGTCCGCCTGGTTGGCGAATGCGGCTGCCGCAAGGGCTGCAGTGGCGGCACCGGTGGTGACGCTGATGCGTTTGTTGAGGATGGATTTGGATTTCATTTTTGTTTTGGCTGTAATTTTTTTTCGTTTGGGTGGTGGCAACCGTTCCTTAGAAGGAGTATTTGAACGGAACCGTCGGGATGATGGTGATGATGTCGCCCGCGGCGCTGGTCATGTCAGTGGTGATCAGTGCGCGTCCGAAGATGCCGGGGTCACCGGTGGTGGCGGCGGTGCATTGACCGAGGTTTCCGCATTTGACGGGGGCGCCATTGGCAACGGTGCCGTCGGTGACGCAGCGGATGGTCCCGGCCTTGGCGCCGATAACGGCGATACTGCAGGGAACGTCGGGGTTGGCGGCGTCATATACGTCCTGATTGATGCCGATGGGAACGTCGTTGGTGGTTGTGGTGGTGAAGTGATTGCCGTCCGTGGAGGTTTTCACCAGGAGATATCGGCTGGTGGTCTGGGGAACGTTGCTTTGATCACCGAGCATGGGCATGAGGCCGGTGTCATAGGAACCTTCGCCGATGTTGGCGAACTTGGCTTTGCGTTCGCGGGTGTAGCGCGATAGCGTTTTGGCGAAGTGTGCGATCTGAACTGCCAGGATGGCGGTCATGATGATGAAGGCAATGATTTGGAATGGATTCATGTTTTTTTTGTGGGTGGGTTTTGGGTCAGTGGATTACTTGGCTTTTTTCTTCTTCTCCTCGGCTGCTTTGTCTTCGGCGATTTGAGCATCGACGACCTCGGCTGCCTGGTCGGGCAACAAGCCCTGTTGAATTTTGCTGCTGATCAATTTTTCGCGTTCGGTTTGTTCGGCCATAATGTTTTTGGTGTTGTCTGACGTTGTTGGTGGGGGTTTACAGTTTTGCGGGTTTCTTCATTGCCTCGAATAAGGCAGGGTGGGCGCGTTGGATGGTGGTCCAGGCTTTGCCGTAGTCACCCCCATTCGAAGCCATTTCGGCTTTGACGAGCTTTTCAACGACTTCGCGACGTTCCTGGGCGTTGGCGATGCTGACCTGGTTGCCGTTGAGGTTGAGGGTGACGGATTCGGTCTTTAGCTTGGGCTGCAAGGCGATGANGGCCTGGGCTTCGTTGGCAAAGTTGGCTTCCACGGCGAGGCGGCTTTCGAACAAGGGTTTCTCAGCGGCNGTGATCTTGCCGGTGACCAGGGCGACGCCAATCANGTTGGCGATGTGCAGTTTGCGCTCGTTGGCGAATGCGGTCTTGCCGGATTCAACCTGCTGGGTGAGCGTGGTGATGGAGTTTTTGGCGGTGGCCAGTTCGCCATCGACCCTCGCCTTTTCGTTGGCCAGGGTGGCTTTTTCGGTGGCGAGTGTGTCGGCGGACTTGGCTTTTTCCCCGAGAGATTTGAGAGCCTCGGAGACCTGCTCTTCAGTTGCTTCATTGGCAATGGTGATTCCATAGCCCGTAAGCGCTTCGATGATTTTTAGCATGGTGTTTTCTTTTTTTTGGTTTGCGGTCTCCTTCTCGTTCAACAATTGAACGGGGAGGTTCGGGCGGTTGGTAAGCGCCGCCGAAATCAGTTTGGAAGGGCGATATACTTTGGCGCCCTGGTATTCGCCGATCTCTTCGGCGTCCCAGTATCCGGAGAAGGCGCGCAGTTTTTTGTTCTCGATAATGTCGCTGCCTTCATTGGTAAAAACGGGCTTGCAATAAAGTCCATCGGCGCGGACTTCGAGATCCACGATGGTGCCCTTGGGGTTTTTGTCCGGGTATTCGTTGGCCACGGTGGGGACATCCCCGTGGCCGGCGAAGATGGGGCAGCCGGTTAAATAGCGCTTAACGCTTTGGTAAAGGCTTTTGAATTGGCTCACCATTCCGTCGGCGGCCTGTTTATCGATGCGCTGGATGGCGTTGACCTTTTTATAGGTTCCGTCCTGCTGTTTAATGATGGCTTTGCCGGGGTAATCGCCGAAGGGGGCGAGCATACCCCATCCGTCGTTGCTCAGGCTAATCTCGTTGATGAATGCGATGGCTTGAACGGTTTTCATTTAAGATCCTTTCTTGGCGGCCAGACCGTTGGTGAGCGCGGTGGAGATGATGTTGTAAAGGGCCTGCGCGGTGGCGGGATCCTGGTTAATGTCCTTCAGTTTGCCAGGCAGAGCTTTGAGGAAGGCTTGCAGGCGGTTCTCGAACACGACGTCATCGTTGATGGCGAGAATGGCGTTGAGCTGGTCGTAAACGGGTTTCAGGTCGGCGACCAGGGCTTGAACGAATTCGTGTTTTCCGGCTTCGTTTAACTTCGCCGCGACGAGTCCGGCATCTTCGTTGGCGATGCTGGGGTCTTCGGTGTCTTCGGGGTCTTGGGGATTATTGCCGGGCTGCGGCAGTGGTGCTGCAGCGGGTTTCAGGAGGATGTCATCCGCGTCGGGTGTTGGCCTGCCGTAGCGTTCGAGGGCGGCCTGGACGGACATGGGGGCTCCGGCGCTGAGGAGGAAAGTGTCGATCTTGATTTCCTCATCGATGTTGGATTGCGCGGCGGATTTGATTCGGATGTAGGCGAGCTGGGGAGCGTCTTCGCCGAAATGATAATTGAGGACAAAGCGTGAAACGTTGCTGGTGAGGGTTTCACCAAGCCATTGGGCGTCGTCCTGCTGAAGGATTTCGGTCTCGCCCTGTTGGCGGTTGGATCCGGAGGAATGTTCCCGGCTGCTGGTGCCGAGATCGCCGCCACGCCAGAGAGTGACCATGGCGCGGTCCATTTTATCGACCAGGGGATCGTATTGGGTTTGACCGGAAGATTTGCTTTCGATCATCTCGATCGAAGCGCCGTCATTCACCACGGCGGCGAATTCGCTGGAAAAGTTTTGGACGGCTTCGACCAGGGAATCCCATTCGGGGCTGGATTTGATGGCGGAGGTTTTTCCGAGGATCCCGGGCATGGCGAGCTTTTCATTGAACGCCACCCAGTCTTTCAAACTGAGCCCCTTATAGATATAGGCGATGGAACAAGCTTCCATGAGGCCATCCCCGGCGGTGACGAGCCATTCGGCTGGGGCCATGCCGCCTCCATAGACGGAGAACTCGCTGGGCAAGAAGCGGAGGCTGCCGGTGGTGTTCTCGAACCACCAGAGGGGACAGAACTTGAATTCGGCGGAAAGATCGCCGGAAGCGGTGGGGGTCCAGATGATTTCATGGACGGCCCAGTATTTACCGACGGCATCCATCATTTGGCGGAGCAAAAGCGACATGCCGCCGGTTTCGGATCCGTTCAGGGCGGTGGATGCGGAAATGTGGTTGTAGAAGTATTCGAGCTTTTCCTTCTGGGCCATGGCTTCCGGGGAATCATCCATGGTGACGATCTCCCATCCGTGACGGGCGGCGTCCTTTTTGCGTTTGCTGGCCACGGCGCTAAGAGTGTAATCCCGCTTCTCGATGGAATCCCAGGTGATGGCGGCGTTGCGAAGGAATCCGAGCCGGAACGATTCCAAATAGGTCCCCAAAAGCGCTGGGGTCAGGTTTGGAATGGGGTTGAACCGCGTGCGGATGCTGTATAACACCCGTTCGGCGGAGATGTCGGGGGCCTTGGGAAGGCGCTTTTTGAGGTTGGAGGAGTTCAAATTAGCCATGGTTTACCCCCTTGAAGCCGAATCCCGTCAAAATGCGGGTGTAGCCACTTTCTGGAAGGTGCTTAATTTTCGTGTAATGGTGCTTAAAAATTGCCGACACCCCCCGAGCGGTGTCTTGACACCCCTCAAACGCTCTAATGTCAAATTTGGAGGTCATACGAGCATTCCTTTCTGGCGGGGAATCCGGTTGGGGACGTCCCGGCGGCTTTTGAGGGGGACGGCCTGGTAGCTGAAGGGGCCGGAATGGGTGTCTCCGGCGCGGATAGCCAGGGCGATGGACCAGAATCCGTCGGCATGACCTGCCTCATCCCGGGTGGCGGCGATGGAAACACGTCCGCCGGGGCTGACCACTTTCTCGGGTTTTCGGAGATCGTCGCGCAGATCCTGTTCGGCGGGGATCTCGATGCGCTTGTCTTCGAACACGGCGAGCATGTTGGTGGCCATGATCTCGGTGACGCGGGCGGTGGGATGCTTGCGTCCCTCGGCGGCGATCCGGTCGGTGATGGGTTCGGTGGTGGCAAAATTGACGCCGTGGATCCGGCTCATGCCGTGTTTGTCCTGAAGATATTCGACGAGGCCAATGCCGAGCCCGGTCATATCCCCCATGTAACAACGGAACTTGGGCATGCCACAAACGACGTCGAGCTGCTTCTGTTGATCGGGGAGGCGCATGTTCGTCATGCGCAACATGGCGATGACGCGGCGAAGGTGGCCGAGACGCTCGATGACAGTGACCATGGAAAGGTCGCGATTGCGTCCGATGTCGTTGCCAACTTCCAATTCGCCACCGGCTCGTAGCATCCGGGCGATGCTGGCGGCGGTCCAAGACTGGGCATCGATGGTGATCAGGGAACGTTCCGCGGCGGAAATCAATTCGTGGGTGAGAAGGGTCATGTTCTCATCCGCGAACCGGCATTCGTAGTTCTGATCGTAAGCGGCTTTATCTAGGGAACGGGAACGGGCTTCGTCCGGGGTGATGGGTTTGCGGGACTGGGGATCCCAGACTTTGACGCCCATCTTATATGCAGCAGTGCGGGTGACGCGGGAAACGTCGAACCCGGAAGCCGATTTGAAAAGTGTGCCATCGTCGGGCCCGGGGCCGGAGGCGAGGCGATAGAACATGTTATGCTTGCCATTGCCGGTGGAAGCGATGCGGCATTGGAAATCCGGGTTGCTGCTCAGGATGGGCTCGGCGGCTTCCCAAATGGCGGCGCTGTTTTCGTGGAACGCGAATTCGTCCAGGATGAGGTCGCCAGAGAAACCGCGAGCGGTGCGTGGGTTGGCTGCCAGGACAATGATGCGGCCGGTTACGGAAACACCTTCGTCGTTGGGTAAAGCAATGCGGACCTCCATGCGCATGTTCTCATACGTGAGATCGGGCGACATCTCGGCGGTTTCAACGGATGCGTTGAGTTTGGCGAGGATGTGGCCGAGCTTATCGGTGTGATCGCGGCATTTCTGAACGAACTCGCCGCCGTTGGCGCGGGAGTTGGAAAGAACGGTGACCAATCGACCGGGGCGGGAAAGAAGACGATCCACGGCCCAGGCGCTGAGCGTGTGAGATTTGCCGATCTGACGGGACCAGTGAAGGATGCAGATACCCGACGAACGGTTCATGAACACAGGGAGTTGATATTCCCGCATGCCGACCAATGGTTTTTGGGGTGCGGGTTTCATTACTCGGGGGCGGCACCGAAGAGCGCGAGGCGGATCTGGTTAATCTTCTCTTTATTATCCACTCCCTGTTTGCTGGCAATGGCGCGGAGCGTGGGGAGATGTTTCAGACAGGCGCTGGCGGCATCGAACTGGAATTTATCCTTGGCGAGGTTGAGTGCCTCGGCATCCATGGCCTGCTTGCGACCGTTCATCACCAGCTTGGTAAAATTGAAAATGGTTTCGGCATCCAGTTCACCCTTGCCTTCGGTGGCCTTGTCGAAAGCAATCTGGCCGGCAGTTTCCAGAAGGGCGTTATAGATATCCGCCGGGTTCTCCTTGAACTTGGCCACAACCTCATTCGCCTTCTTGCGGCTGGAGACGATGCGATCGAGCATGGCCTGTTGCGATGCGATCTGGTAAAATGTGCGGACCGACTTCACGCTGATGGGCGTCTTGAATTCTTCCGTGGCCCGTTTTGCGGCATCCTCATAACTCATGTTCTCATCCACAATCCATGCCGAGAGCTTTTCCCGTTGAGCCGGGGAAAGCTGCAATGCCTTGGCGTTGGAGTTGGGTTTGCGCATGAGATCGGTTTTTAGTTTTGGGCGAGGAGATCGCGTCCGTTGGCGGTGATGCGCCAGCGACGAAGTTCAGGGCTGATGGTTTTTTCCGCGACAGCGATAAATCCTTTGTCCTGCAAATATTGCAGCTCCTTCTGGAGAATCGATTCATCCACCACCCGGAACCCCTCGGCGCGGATCGAACTGAGCAAGATGCCTTCGCCCAGTCCGAAGCCCTCGGCGGCGTCGAGGTAGCGCAGGAGACTCAAGCGAACGAGTTCGCGCTGGCTGGGGGTGAGAGCGGTCATATCTTGTTGGTGTTCTTGAGGAGGGTGATGATCTCGTTGGGCAGAACGCGAATGGTTTCCTTGACGTCGTTCAGGTTGGATTCCACTTCGACGCGGGTCTGCTCGATCTTGTTATAGATGGCGGAGGAGGATCGGCGGCGTTCCTCCTCGCCGAAAGCGCGATCGGTGTTCATGCGCTCGTAGATGTCCTGGATTTCCTGATCTCGTTTGTCTCGTTGCTCCTTGAACTGTTTGCGCAGTTCATCGATGGCTTCGGTGTGGGCTTCGAGGGCGATGTGAAGTTCGCCGTTGGGCGGTTCCTGTTCCTTGCCCTGGCGACGTTTGAAAAAATCGTCCATCTGGTTGGCGAGCATGGCGATGGCGCCGAGGCCCATGAGGAGCCAGCCGATTCCTTGATAGCTGATTTGGGGTGTGGATGAGACTTCGGCAATCATGCTTTCAATGCGTTCAGTTTTTGGATGTAACGGTCCATGCTGTGGTCTTCGATGAGTTTGGTGACGCCAAGCGCGAGCGCGACTGGACCGGATCGGCGCATGCGCCAGAATGTGATGGCGTCACAAATGATGTGAATGAAAAGGGTCGGGTTTTCGACGGCGGTGTCATCGACCAGGAACTGGCACTGGCCGCTGTGCCGGTAGCCGACGAGCAATCCGGGCAGGCGGGTGACGATGTCCAGTTCATCGACAAACCGAAAGTGGCGGCTGCCGAAGTTTGCTTTGCAATTGCTGGAGAACTGGCCGTCGCCTACGCGGGGCTGTCCGAATGTATAAACGCCTTTGAGCGTGGTGGCGTCGTTGACTCGAGTGTAAAGGTGCGCCAGCAGCACGGCGATCGCTCCGCCGAGGGAGTGCCCGGTAAAGATGACGGGCTTGCCGATCTTCACCAGGGCGGCGTCCACGCGATCAGCCACGGCCTGGTAGGCTTCGTAGAATCCCGAATGGACACGACCGAATTCATCCTGGTGCAGATAGAGGGGACGCATCCAAGCTTCGGCATCGAGGAGCCATTCACGGAGGGAATCTGTTCCTTTGACGGCCACGATGACGTAGGAGCCGAGGTCGGTGATGTGAACGCGGGTATCGGTCGGGTCGTCGTGGATGGCGATAGTGGCCGGATCCTCGGCGTGGCCATAAGTTGCCTTGGCGTGCGCTGCGCACTCGCGGGCTTGGGCCCAGCTCACTCGGGATATGTTGTTCTCTTCGTTCACGTTTGGGTTTCTTTGGTTAGCCACGGATGAAACACAGATTGAACACGGATGGGGAATCAGTCGGCCTTGGTGAATGTGAGATAATATTTTTCCCCTACTTTCAATTTTCCAATGAGCGCCGGGTTGTTGACGGTCATTGTGAGCTTGCCGTCTGGAGTCCACTTGGCGAATGAGCTGTCATCGCTGGTGCCATCCTGGTGGAAAGGTTTTTCGCTGACGGCCTGGAAAGTAAGGCGTTGAGCGATTAGTTCGGGGGGGCGGGTCGCGTCTGCGATGTTGACGTCCTCGACTTGCATCACTTGGAATTTGGCAATCATGGTGTTCATGTGAGTTTTTAAATCCGTGTTTAATCCGTGGCTAAAAATCAGAATGTGAACCCGGTGAAAATGACCAGGTTGGGGCGTTTGCTGGTGTGATGGCTGGAGAGGTCCACACTGATGCCGAGTCCGGCGTAGGTGTTGGGGGTGAGTGCTTTCTTGGCGCGCAGCCCGATCTCGGTCGTGAATTCCTTGTTGAGAAAGGAATAGCCGGGGTCCGCGTATGCGGTGATTTTGGTATCGGTCAGGATGTAGTTGATGCCGATGCCCGCCTGCTGGCTCAGGATGGTTCCGGCGATGCCTGCATTCTTGGTGACGCTTTCCAAGCTCAATGCGGTGGAATTGGTGATGAGCGTATAGATGCGGTATTCGAGGCCGAGGCTGGCGGCGACGTTGACGCCGTCCACGTATTCAGCGCCGGTCCAGAAATCAAAACGCTTGGAAGGGGCGAAGGTGTTTGTCAGCGCCGAGTTCTGGCTGCTGAAGTAGGATTGAACGGTGGAAAAGAAAGTGGGGACGGTGTTGGTGTCGCCCGTGGTGGCGGCCTGGGCATGGGCGCCGAGGGTTGCCAACAGCGTGGCGATGATGACAAGGATGATGGATGCGAGTTTGTTTTTCATAATGGATGGGGTCACTTTGTTATGGGTTGGAGGTGAAAGGGCGGAAGGACCGGGGTGTTGTGTTCGCGGGCTGGGGTCGCGAGGTGTCCTTGTGGGGGATTGACATCCCCGGTCCTTCCATAAAACAAAAAAGAACCGGTCGCCCCTGGTATGGGGTAACTGGTTCTTTTGACTTCTTGGTTTTCCCGGAGCCCGTTGATCACGCTCCCACTTTGTGGGAGTGATTCTTAAAAGGCTACGTCACCACTCGGACGCTTCGCTCGGTGCGGTGAATAACTTTCTTTTTGGTCACTTTTTTTCATCCGATTTGTTAGCCACGGATGAAACACGGATTGAACACGGATGGGGGATTTAGCGGCTTGAGGGTATTTCGTTTGTCATGCTTTCGTTAATGTGTTTGGTTTCAGCATCAAAAGCTTTTTGTTCAGCTTCTAATTTTTCCTCAAATTGTTTCATCGATCTTTTATAATCAAACATGCATTTAAGAACCTTAAAATTCTCGCCAGATACCACAGCAAAAATATAGGGCTCCGTAATTCTTTCAACACCACCCACCTTGTTTATAAATTCAGCGGTAACATCTCCTGTCCATTGATTGGCATCCTCAAAATTGCTTCCTTTCCAAACAAAAGCGTCAACGATCCGGGAAATTCCCACAATGTGATTGCTGGCTTCCGCCATCATCAACGGGATCGCTTCCTTGTCAAAATCGCTCCAAGTCTTTTCAGGGGGAGCGGGTGGAGGCGGTTTTGTAGCCATAAAAGCAATAATGCAAAGTCCCAGAACCCCGATGAAAAGTGAGATCGAATAAACATAAAGATTCTGGGAATCCTTTTTTTGGATGGCCAATTGAATGAAAACTCCACATGAAGGACAATTAATGACCTGACCTCCCATTTCCTCTGGCGTTTCGACCGGTTGTCCACATTTGCAAATCGTTCTCGTTGGCATAAGGCTATCTCCTATATCTTCTCCGCATATCTACGATGGGATAAATGAACCGGAATTTTTCTTGGGGCAGTTCGATTTTGTCGTAGTTGAGATTTTCACTCAGCAAAACAATTGTTTTCCCTCCTGGTCCAGTTCGCATAAATCGCTTGAGTAAAACACCATGGTTTTCTGCTAGCCGTGCCACCACAATGTCTTTGTTGCGAGGCTCCGCATTTGGTGAGAAAATGAGAATGTCTCCTGCATGTATTTCGGGCTCCATGGAATCTCCTTCCGCAAAAAGTGCAAATGCGTTTGGGTCTTTGCATTCCGTTAAAACCATTTCCTCGATCTGATCGGCAAGATCAGCATAATCACCAGCCTTGCCACATGATGCCCATGATACAATAGGCACCATTCTGCCGTTATTAAATTGAGAAACGCTCGTCCTGTCTTGCGCTATTCCCTGGGGTGTTTTTTTAAGCTTAACAATTGTCTGTTTAAGACTTTCCCTTTCAGAAGCAAGCCGAAGGGATGTCATCATCAACTCCGAAGCTTCTTGATGTCCACCTCTGACCTTGCGAAGTGTTTCTGCCTTAATCCCGGCTTCTGCAGCCAATATTTCTGCAGGCAAGCCAGATGCATTCAAAAACGATTCAATTTGAGCCACCTGTTGAGGGTTTTTAACGGGCATAAAAATTTGTCATAAAAAGACGTTGACTGTCACAATCATCCGTCGTATTGTCTTATTGTGACTGTTAACAACATCTCTAATAAACATCGGAAATGGCGCAAAGTCAAGATTCGCGTGATTGAGCGTTTTGGAACGATCCGGGCCGCTGCGAAGGAATTAAAGTGTCACCCAAACGCTATTCGGTATTCCACCGAGGGAAAGTGCCCTAACGTTCAACGCAAACTGGAGGAAATTCTTGGATGAGCAAAACACGTGAATATTTTTTGGCGGAATGCGCCGCTCATGCCCGCAATCTTTCTGTGGAGAACTCTGCCGCATTTATTTCGGGGCTGCTTCAATCCGTGACCGAAGGTGAGGATCTCGATTCGATTAGGCGCATCTACAACGCATTAGCCGATTGCGACAATCAACTCGAATTGATCCAGCGGGGTCAAATGAAACTGCAACTCGATGCATCGTCACGCAATAAAGGGGGGCATTCTAAATGACTGCCGATTTTGGACCCTCAATTCGTCGCGCTCTTTCGGCTCCTTGCCGTTACGATTTTCTCAAGGGGCATTCTCGCATGACCGGCAGGGATTCGTTCGTCCGTCTTTCGAGCATTGTTGCCATTCTAAAAACAGGTGAGGCGTTTAACTGTTCAACCCTGAGCCGGATCACCGGACTGAGCACAAAGACAATCAGCAGGGATATCAATTTTCTTCGGAGGCAGGGTGTCCGCATTGCTTACGCAAAAGAATTTCATACCTATCGGCTGAACAGGGAATGCTCTCTTCCTCCGCAATTCGATTTCGTCAATTCAACAACAAGAAAGGGATCGCAATAATCATGTATTCAACATTTGAACTTACGCTTGGGATCGTGGCCGTGGCGGCCGGGCTTGTCAGTGCGGCGGTCATGGCGTGCGTGGCGCTGGCGGCTGCGTGCGAGGAAATGTCGCTGCGGATGTCCGAGGAGGCGGTGGGCATCGATGTGCGCCGTGTCCTTGAGTTGAACCCTTCAGCCATTCGGAGGGTGGCATGAAAGAGACGATTTTCTATGTGGCTCTTTTTGCGGTTTCCATTTTGTGGGCGCTGGGGACTGGAATGATCATTGGTTATTTGCGCGGGCGGGCGCATGGGGTGTGCTCGCGGTTTGCCAAAGGAAGTTCATTCGATGGGGAAAAGGTGGTTAGCCACGGATTGAACACGGATTAAACACGGATACTGATATGAACCCGAACCCGGATTTTCAAAAGGCGATTCACCAGGAAGTGGCTTGGAAGAATCCCGAGATGCGCACGTTTGCGGTGGCGCTGGTGCGCGGTGCGTTGACATGCGGTTCTCCGCATTTCACGACCGACGTGGTGCCGGACACGATGCGCGGATCGGGCACGGGAATTGCCGGGAGCGTGGTGGAGTTGCTCAAGAGCGCCAGTGTGATCGAGCCGGTGGGCCATAAGTCGGCGGACGGATCCTGGTATGCGAAGCG